CATAAAGCGGAGATGCAGGAGCAATATTAGATGGCTGCATGGGATTATTCGACAAAGACGAAACTGGACGCTCCGTGCGATCTGCCATATACATCACGCCCGGACCTGCTGCCAAACCCAGTCCTGCCCCAAGTGGACCAAATCCCCGATAACCACGCTGTGTTCCAGCACCAAACTGTTCAGCCGCGCCCATCGACGGGGTGTATGGGCCGCCTTCCATCGTGAAGTTCGGACGATAACCCATTCCATAAGGTATCTGGCCTTGCGGCGGAACTTCTGAGAACTCCCCTTCTATCAGCGTCGGACGCATTCCACGACCCTGTGCCATCGTCGGAAGGCCACCACTCTGCGGGCCACCGATCTGACGAGGAGCAGCGCCTTGCGGCCCGCCGACAGGCTCATAAACCAATCCACCCTGCCGATACGGCACAATCGCCGAGCCCATTTCTTCCGGCGTATATTCGCCATACAATCCACGCGAAGCACCTGTGCTCATTCGACCACGGAAATAAGCGTCCATCATATTCTGGTCGAACTTGTTCATCGGCGTCGGGCCAGTAGTGGTGCGACCCCTACCACCCGGAGCATACGACTCAAAGTCCGTCACCGCAATTTCCGGCGCATAACCCTGCGCACCAAAACGACCAGTCGAAAGGCCGACTTGGTTCTGCTGGAACGGCGTCATCGGACGCATCGACGTGCCCATTTCTGGCGGCACGTTGCGATAATACGGCGCAGCCGGGACAGGCTCCGGGGGCATATAGCCAATTTGCGGCAAGGGGGAAATCACTTCCCCTTCGATAGCCGCAGGTCCTGCGATTTCACGGCGAGCCGCTTCCTGCGCTCCTTTTTTGGCCCCAGACTTTGCACCTTTTTTTGCAAGTCCTCTCAGCGCCGCCAAAGGCAAAAGGTCCTCCGCAACACTTACAGGATTCTGCCGAAATGTTTCCATCGCAGTCGGAAGATTTTTATAACGTCTGGCATAATGTCCATAAGCACGAGCTGCTGCTTCTTGCGGGTGCATTGCATAATAACCAACACCCTGCGCAGCCTGGAGAGGATTTGTGGCTACATCATACATGCCCTGCGCGGAACCAATTAAACCTTCCGGCACTTGGCCGAGCACTTCATCCCAGTAAGCCATCTCACATCTCCTTCGTAACGCGGGCCATCATTCCGGGCATTTCCGGGTGTGGCGCATAAGCATGTCCATCTTCTCCACGAAACGCGCCTTCTGGCATTTCGTGATCCTCAAGCGGCAACGCCATCTGCCGTCCCGGCATCTGATCTTGGTGCCCTTCGTAGGTATCGCTGATCGGGACTTCGGTGCTTTCCTGCACAGCCTGATCGGTGATTTGCGCGTTCTGCTGCGGCGACATTCCCACATTCTTGAGTAGAATGTCGAGACGCTTCGTGATTGCGTCGTAAACCTCGACCTCTCTTTTTTCGAGTCTCGCCTGGGATTTTCCTTTTTCCTTCGCCAACTCATCCATAGACGCTTGAAGCGCCTGCTGCATCTGCTGAAGTTGTGCGGCAAGCATCTGCTCGTTTTGCGACGGGCCTTGACCGAGCGCCTGCGGGGGAACCATGCGCTTCAAACGCTCCGCAGCTTCTTCTGCCATCGGGAAGTCGCCAGCGCGGAACATGATGTCGCCAATAACGCTCGTCAACGCAGGGTTCTGCGTCAGGATCAGAGTCAGCGCATTAAACGCTTCCTCACGTCTCGTCGCATAGCCCGGACCCACATCAGCCAGCACTTCATAACTTCCGACCGCCGGGTTCAGCACCCGCCCGATCACTTCATTATTCTCATTCAATTCCAGCATATGCGCTTGCTGCAACTGCGGATCGAGCTTGACTTCCAGACTCTCGTTGTTCTCAGCCAAAATCATCACAACACGGTTGGTGTCGTAAACTTTCGGCGCAAGATCAAGAATGATCTTACCAACCTGCCGAATAGCAATCGCCAGATGGTCGATAAAATGATAAGTCGCACGATCTCCCTGCCGTTGCCTTTCGGCTATGGCTTTCCCCGTGCGTTCATTTCCCTGCATACCCAGTTGGTTTTCGTATTGCCCGGAAACCATCTGCATTTCAACATTCGCCACTTCCATGCCTTTTAGCGCGACCGGCGACGGCACAGGTGGTTCAATACGAGAAGGTGGAGGCAAAGGCTTACCATCATCTCCAACAGACTTATAAGGCAGATACGCATGATTTTGGCGATTCGCCGTAGCCCAGTATTCCTCAAAGCCTTCTACGCTTTCCACTCCAACGATCCATGGAGTTTTGGACTGCAAGGCTCCGTATTCTACTGCAGCAGACGCCCAATAGTTATACATACGCTGAGGGTCTTTTAACGCACGGGTGTGACCTTTACGGTCCAGCCTTCCCTCAATAATCGTTTCCTCACCAACAACTGGAATAATCGGAATGGTCTTGCCGATCCAAACCTTTTCTTCTTCCTGCACCACATGATTACCAACAATAAAGTGGTAATGGATCACACGGCGAGTCACATCACGCTTACGAGTCTGGGGATCATCAAAAATTTTACTTTTCGGATCGACCTTCCGTAAATCCGAGGCCATAAGCGTCATCGGCTGACCATTCGGACCATCGAACATCAGCAGTTCATCGTTCACATCTTCCGCTTCAAAATACTCCGCAACGCGAACATGGTCCTCGTCATACCAGCCTTTTTCGCCAACAAGAACTTCCTGCCCAGCAAACTGCTTATACTGCGGATATTTCTGGTCGAACAAATCTTTCGGCATGTCTTCGAAGATAAACGCAAAGCGCGCATCTTCTTTCGCCGGAGCCTTCGCGTCCGGGTCAATATAAACCGTCAGCGGGTCTGCGATACTCGTGATATAAATTTCCTGATCGAACGAGTTCTCGTCCACGTAGTCTGTGTTCACACGCAGATAGCCAATGCCAGCTTCGACCTGAAAGCGCGTAGCATAGTCGTAGTGCGCCGGGGCATTTGACTGATACTCAATGTGCCGAGCGATTCCGTCCCAAATTCGAGCACTTTCCGCTGTCGCACCATTACCAGCAGCGCGATACTTAATCCCCGGCTTATTCATCTTCGCATCGTTAATGATGTTCAGATTATGCTGACGGGTCTTGTTGATCGTTAAGGCAGGACGCTCATCGCGCTGCCGATCATTCCACATGCGCGTCGGCCACTGATATTTGTTGTCAGCGTCCGCATTCGCAAAACGAATGTCATCCATGAACAATCTGCGGGCGTAGCTCTCCCAGCCTTCGCAACGCTTAAAACGCTCTTGCGCACGTTTCAGGACTTTCTGGAATTTATCGCTGTCAACTGCTTGCCGTGCCATTTATCCCATCCATCCCAGGCTTTCGCCCAAATTCTGCAACTTACCCATTAACCCGCTTTGACGTTTTAGCGCCCCCGCCACTTTACGACTGCGCCCATCCGATCCACCTTCGTTCGAGGCAATAGCCATGTATCGAAAAGCGTCAGCAGCATGAGACGACCAATCATGCACAGGTTCCGCGCTGAACGTCTCAGTCACGGGGTTTTCTTCGTAATGATAATGACGAAGAGCGTGTAAAAGGCCCTTCTCACATTTTGCAGCGTCAAACCAGCACGTCGGGAAAATGCTTCTCGCCGCAATAATCCCGTCGAACTTGCTCAACCTCGGCACAATACGGACTTGGAAACCCGCATCACGCATCTGCTCTTCGATAGACTTTTTCGACCCTAATGTTTTGGCCCGAGCATCATGCGGCAACCAGCAAATACCATAGTCATAAAGTTCGCCCGTGGAGCCCCTGCGTGTGCGCAGCACATGAATGTAATGATCTAGCCCTTTGAGTCGATTTTCGTAAAAGTCCACGACTCGTCGTTGCATTCCGACGTATTGCTCGAAGATAATTGCCGTGCTGTCTGACCGGCCAAGATCGAAATACAAATTAACAGCAGAGCTAGAATGGTGAGGAACGTGTGTGATACGACCTTCTTCAGCGCAGTCACGAAGTTCGTCCGCATAAACCGCTCCTTCCAGACTTTTCCGGCACTCCCCTTCCCACACATGCAAATACGCATCGCGGTCGCGGACTTTAAGATCGAGCATTTCCTGCTTCAAAACCTGCGGAAACCACGGATTATCGCGCCATGAAATCTTCTGCACAATCGCGTTTTTCGGCGGCTGCAGCACAAATCTCACATACGTATCATCGCTCTCAAGCTCCGGGTTAAACGAAGCCCAGATTTCAGAACCTTCCTTACGGATCGTCGGAATAAGCACGTCCCACGAGGTTTTCGTGACCTTGTTTGCTTCTTCCACCCAGCAAATGTCCACACCTTCATACGACTTAATCTTCGTGACATTGTTTCGAATGCCCTCGAAAGAAAATTCCGAGCCAGTAGACGGGCAATAAATTCTTGCCTGCTCGATCTGATAAAAACCTTGCAGTCCTAAAAGATCAATCTGGTCACTTAAAACTCTGTGCACCGAGTCACGAATTGAGTTTTGTAATTCACGAGCACAG